TTCGAGACCACATGCATGCACAAGTTAATAACGGACACCTTCAAGCTGGCCATGCAATAGCTGCATGTGATCCTAAAAGAACTTTTGTAGAGACAGAAGTATTTTATAAAAAATTTAAAGAACTTCACTGGGCATACTTTTCACTAATATACTTATCAACTCCTTCAGATCATGATGTGGTAAGAAAATTTCCTATAAAAGAACAAATTGATAATTTTTCTCAGTTTGTGAAGTATTACATAGAATTTTTAAAAACAGCAGCTCCGGAAATTCCAATCACATTAACCGGCGCGCTAAAAACGAGCTATGCGTCACCACTTATGACCGGCTTGTGTGTTGAAATTCACGATAAAGCGTATGATGATGATAGAGCTAAGCAAGAATTTATCGATAGTCCTAATTTCAATTTTTTTAAATGTACGGCTAGGAGATATGGTTTTGTATTAGATAGAAATGTGCCGTGGAGATTGGTAGCGGATGTAACCTCTCTTAAGATGAGAGAATATATGCGAATCGCCTTTGAACAGCCACAAATTGAAGAAAAGCAAGCTATAACTCTACAAGAGAGGTTGGATTTATTGCAGACCATGACGCCAGCCGTCATTACCGTTGACGACATTGTTGATTTTAATTTAGTGAACCCGCTGGCAGATTGGCCCCGTAGTGAAGTTTTAAACTTTCAAAAAGAAACCATGAACCAGTTGCAAGAAGTAAAAACCTTAATCATGAACAGTAATGCCGAAAATTGGGAAGAGGTGAAACTCAAAGGGGCAGCAGATCCTAATATGACGAGCATCGTTCTGCCCGCCCTCAACCCCTCTGAAGAGGGCATACAAGGACTAGTTCCAGATTGTGATGGAACAGTTTGTTCAACCAGAGTTATGAAATTTGACTTTTTCTTTGAAGAATATTATAACAAATCACACTCTGAAGATATTTGGGAATTGCGAAAGATTCTTTGGCAATTTTGGACAAGCTGGATTGAAAATCATCCTTATGTTAAAAAAGTGCGCACAGTTGGCTGTCTGGAAAGTGGATTTAAAACTAAAGTAGTCGAAGAAAAAGAAATACAATTTATTGAATGGGATGATTTTAAATCGCAGTATGGCGAACTTTTTTGGCTTAAGTTTTATTTTGATGTCCGGACGGTTGAAAATAAGATAAAATGGGACCCTATTGATCGCAAGAAGAAAATGAAAAAAATTAACTTTTTAAATAAAACACTTGACTTTTACCGCGCTGTAGATTACATTAACAGAGTAACAAGTGTTGAAATGCTTGATGCACAAGAAATATATGTCCCCACACCGGAGGCAGAAGAACTAATTTTAGATTGGGCTTAGAGGTCCCATTTTGCTTTTCCAAACGTTTGACGATAAAGAGAGGTGTATTGCATTATATGCCAAAGAAAAGCTTTTCTTCAAAAAGCCGCCCTCTAAACTAACTAAAACTTGGTCGTACTCGGAATTTTTATCAGACAAAGACGTTGAATATGCTCAACTTTATTGTGCCGGCAAATCTTTAGATCAGACTTGCCCTGATCACTTAAAAAAAGATTGGGAGAAAGTAAGCAACAAGTTAAAAGCTTTTTATAGGTCTGCTTTAGAAGCAGAGCTAGATCTTAACGAGCATTGTTTTTATGACATGGTTCCACAAAATTTTTTAATTGATTACGCAGAGATCAAAAATAAAATATGCGCTCATGTTTTTAGCACGCATGAAAAGCCACACAACTATGATCATTTATCCGACCTAACAAAGGTTTTGGTCGAGATCAAAAATAAAAAATTAAATGTAGATGCAACACAGCTGAGCAAAGAACTTCATAAATTTAAAGTACGCCGCTTTGTAAAGAAAATAAAAAGAATTGCACCTTATATAAAATACGACTCCTTTCGAACAAAAACTGGACGCCTGGCCACGTACTCAAATTCTTTCCCCATTTTGACAATGGATAAATCTTATCGTAAAATTCTCAAACCAAAAAACGATTGGTTCTTAGAGTTTGATTATAATGCGGCAGAGCTTCGCGTAATGCTCGGGTTGCTAGAGAAAGAGCAACCAAAAGAAGATATACATGAATGGAATTTGAAAAATGTATATAACGGAGTGGGCACGCGGGAAGAAGCAAAGAAAAGAATATTTGCTTGGCTGTATAATCCAGAATCAAAAGACGCCCTCTCAAGCAAGGCATATGATAGAGATGGGCTTTTAAATAAGTATTGGGACGGGGCTAATGTAAAAACATGCTTTAATAGAGAGATTGAAGCGGACGCACATCATGCATTAAACTATATCATTCAGTCAACGGCAGCTGATTTATTTCTTCGACAAATGATTGAAGTTTGGAAGCTGCTTAAAGGCAGGAAGTCTTACATTACATTCTGCATGCATGATTCTCTTGTGATTGATTTTTCCGAAGAAGAGCAGCATTTGTTAAATGAACTTAAAGAAAAATTTGAAAATACAATATTCGGCAAGTTTAAAGTGAATAGTTCAGCCGGAAAAAATTACGGCGAGATGAAAAGATTAAATGTTCATTAACTAATTATATACAAGGAGAAAAAACTAATGAAACTTTCCAAACGAATGCTTAAGCAAATAATTAGAGAAGAAATTTTGAACGAAACCAACGGAGACTCTCCTTTTGCGCGCGCCGTAGACCGCCCCTTGGCATCTGAATCCGAACCTGAAGAAACCGCGGCACCCGGGCAAACCAAATCTACTCCTAGCGGATTAGAAGGCATTGACCCAAAAGGATCTTTGCGAGACAGTATGTTTAAAATAATGCAAATCATATCGGCGTATCAAGTTGATTTTGTCGGCACAGAAAAAGCAGTATTTCTTAACCACCTAACAGCGCTGATTGAGTCCTTCATAGAATCAGATATTTCTGCTGAAAGCTCACTTAGGATGCGCTTAAATCAAACTGCCGCAGAAATGGAAAAAATTAATCGACGAAAATAAGAGGCAAAATGAAAACAATAATTGGCCTAGGCCAAGCCGGCTGCGATATCGCAGAAAAATTCAAAAAATATCCTCAATATAAAGTCTATAAGATAGATGTTGGCCTGGAAGAGGCCGACTCATACGCAATGAAGCGCCAAACAAGTCCAGAACTTTATGAATCTAAATGTCCAAGCTTAAAGACGTTTTTTAAGGAGGTGAGTAATGAAGTATTATTTATTACAAGCTCTGGGAATATCTCTGGTGCCTTATTGCGTATTTTAGAACAATTGAGAGGCAAAGCTGATATTGATGTTTTATATATTAAGCCCGATTCGAGCCTGTTATCCATGGCAGAAAAATTACAAGAGAATGTAGTTTTTCAGGTATTGCAAGAGTATGCTCGCTCAGCAGCTTTTGAGAAAATTTTTCTTATTGACAATGCGCAGCTAACAGAAGTCGTTGGAGATGTGCCAATTAAAGAGCACTATAATTATTTAAATGAAGCCATTGTTTCTACGATACATATGATTAATGTATTTGATAATTCTAAGTCTGTACTGGACAATTTCTCTCCACCAATAGAAACTGCAAGAATATTTACTTTTGGCCTAATAAACTTTGAAGAGGAAGAAGAAAAAATGTTCTTCGACCTCCAAATGCCACGGGAAAAGAAATACTATTATGCATACCCAGAAGAAGCAATTGAATCAGACGGAACCCTAATGAAAAAAATTAAAAAACACATTAAAAAAAATACAGAACATGATAAGATGAAGATCAGCTATGGGATATATTCAACAAACTACGAACAGCCGTATGTTTATTGTCTATCCAATAGCACACTTATTCAAGGAAGTGAAAAAATACTTGACAAATAAATAATAAATATGATATATTAAAACCAGCAGAGTGAGAGAGTTATCATTCTGACTTTAACGAAGGAAAAAAACTACTATGTCAATTAATATGGAAAAAATGAAATCACGGCTTACCACCCTTAAAAATAACGGTAGAACTGACGCACAATCGCGCTTTTGGCGACCGCCGGATGGCGAATCAACAATTCGAATTGTCCCCACTGAAGATGGAGATCCGTTTAAGGATTATTGGTTCCATTACAATCTAGGTGAAAACCCTGGCTTTCTGAGTCCAAAAAAGAATTTTGGCGATGACTGCCCACTGGATTCTTTTGTTCGCAATCTTTGGAAAGAAGGAACGGAAGAAAGTAAACGAATGGCTAAAAAGCTTAACGCTCGCCAGCGATTCTTTACACCAGTTGTTGTACGCGGAGAAGAAGATCAAGGTGTACGAGTCTGGGGTTTTGGAAAGCAAGTGTATGAAACACTTTTAAACCTTGTGCTAAATCCGGAATATGGAGACATTACAGATCCTGAAGCTGGTACTGATTTGGTCATTTCTTATGGCAAGCCAGCCGGAGCTTCATTTCCTGTGACAAACATCACTCCCCGACGACGAAATTCCCAACTTTGCTCGGAGGGTCCTGAAAAGTGTCGTGAAGTTTTGGAAAACATTCCAGACTTCGATGAACTTTTTGAAGGAAATCGCAAGACTTTCTCAGAAATTCAAACGATGCTTGATCAATTTCTTTTGGGCGAATCTGACTCAGAAGAAGTTTCATCCGAAACTACCAAGTATAACAACAACAACAGTGAAAAATCAAACTCTGTTGATGAAGCGTTTGCAGATCTCTTAGGTAGCTAAAAGATGCCCACAGGGAGGCACAGGGTCATCAGGTGCCTCATTTTTTTAAAAACAAAAGGGAGAAAATCGACATGGATGCAAAGTTTATTGTTTGGGATCAGATCTCACTTCACGGCGCAACGCCCAAAGAAACATTCAACATTGTGAGAGAATACTTTCCAGAAATTTCTGATGAAGAGCTTAATGTTTTGATTCAAGAGGAAGTAAAGAAGAAGGCCGGAAATGGCTAAGACAAAAACAACAAAAGCTGGCAAGCTTTCGAGCACGGATATGCGCAAAATCCTCAATAAGAAAGCTGGCATGAATATTGCGCACAACTTAAATGAAGACAGCCCAACAATTGTAAAAGATTGGATTCCAACCGGATCTCGCTGGCTCGACTCTATTACGTGTAGAGGAAAACTAGCAGGAATTCCAGTAGGAAAAATTGTGGAGATTGCTGGATTAGAATCAACAGGCAAATCATACATGGCTGCACAAGTTGCTGCCAATGCTCAAAAGAAAGGCATTGATGTAGTTTACTTTGATTCTGAATCTGCAATTGATCCTGGCTTTTTAGAAAAGGCTGGGTGCAATGTAGAAGATATAATCTATGTGCAAGCCAGTTCAGTAGAGTTTGTACTTGGGGCAATTGAAGAGTTGCTTGGCAACAATGAAAACCGAATGCTTTTCATTTGGGATTCTTTGGCGCTGACACCATCAAATTCTGATATTGAAGGAGACTTCAATCCTCAATCGTCGATGGCAGTTAAGCCTCGTATTCTTTCAAAAGGAATGTCAAAGCTAACAGTGCCAATTGCAAATAGCCAATCTACGCTACTAGTTTTAAATCAGCTTAAAACAAACATAACAAGCAATATTGCTGAAGCTTTAACTACGCCATATTTTACTCCTGGCGGAAAAGCAATGATTTATGCTTATTCGCTTCGCGTCTGGCTTACAGGTCGCAAAGCAAAGAACTCATTTATTTATGATGATAAAGGATTTAGAGTTGGCTCTGAGGTGAAAGTTAAGCTGGAGAAATCTAGATTTGGCACACAAGGACGAAATTGTAATTTTAAGATTTTGTGGGGTGATGAAGTTGGAGTTCAAGACGAAGAAAGTTGGCTAGACGCAATCAAAGGCTCAGATCACCTAAAGCAATCTGGTGCTTGGTTTGAGTTATGTTACGAAGACGAAACCAGTGAAAAGTTTCAAGCTGCCAAGTGGACTGAAAAACTTCAAGATAAAAAGTTTAAGGACCGTGTTCTAGAAGTTATGGACGAAGAGATTATTCGNAAATTTGANGATAGNACAGGAAANGCCGCAGATTAT